CCGATGTTCAGTTTCAGCGTGTCCTCTTCCCGGTTTTTCAGGGTATATTCTGCCATTTTGGCCTCCATTTCAAAAAAAACAGGGAGGGATTACCCTCCCCGTCGTTCATTACTCAGCGCCCTCTTCCATGATCATCTGGAATCCGTCATCCATAGCCGTGATGGTGGGTGTCCAGGTAATACCAGCACCGGGGGCAAACGTGACATTTTCCACGCTGTTGATCTGACCATTCGTGCAGCCAATAGCGATCATGTCCTCCCCGTCCTTCATGAGCCACAGATAAGCCTCCGGCTCGGGAAGGTCGCCGTCCGACAGGTTGACCGCGACTTTCTTCCCGTGGCCGGTCGCCGCGGCGGTCACGGTCACATTCTCGCTGCCAACTACCGTTTTGAGCGCTTCCTCCGTGGTGTCCATGATGGGACTCTGGATCGTCTCAGCGTGGTCGGTCATGATGACTCTCTTGATCTGGTTGGCCCAGTTTTTCAGATTCTGGGTGCTCTTGCTGAATGCCAGAGTAATGCCGGCATCGGTAACGTCGCCCACTTTGACCCATGCGCTGGCAGGCGTTTCCGACGGATAGGACGGAAGGGCCGTCCCCGCGGGGGCGTGGTAAAACATACCGGTTGCCAGGCCGAGTCCGAGTTTTACATCCATGTTTTCAAACCTCCGTTGTAGTCTGATGTGCGGTCACGCTGATCCGCGCCGAGCACATCGCGAGATCCGGGCGCACGGGATCCACGCCCCATGACCCGGAAGAATTGACCGTGATATGCCGAAGCGCTGTCGTCTGCGCCTTGGCCACAGCCTTGAGTATTGCGACAGCCGTGTTGAGATAGTCCACCGCCTCGGCTTCTCTTTCCGCCCGGGCGTCCAGCACTACCTCAAACGTGTCGATTTTGTTCAAATCCCTGCCGCCGACCTGCGTGATAAGGGTGTGCGGCAGGTCGTACTGCGCGGGGAGCGGGCGGCAATAAGCGGTCTGATATTTTTCCAGCGCCTGCCGGATCTCGTCCTCGATGTCGATAGACTTCTCAATCTTCATTCGCACACCGCCTTGCTCAGGATTTTGTTTTCCGCCTCTTCCCGGGAAGCGTCCTCGTCCGCCATCACATAGGCGACGGGCCGGGTCACGCCATAGGCGCTGTCCTGATATCGGGCCGCCTGCGTCATTTCGACGTCAAAGCCTCCCGGACCTTCCAGATAGCTCCCCGCTCTGGCTGCGATGGCGTTCGCCTCTGCTAGCACGGTGCCGCTGAGACCCTGAAGAACCTCCGCGAACCCCGCAGGATTAAACTTGATGTCGATCTTTGCGCTCATCCGCGCCACCTCGTAAGATTCAGCTGCACATGCGCCAGCCGGGCAGCGCCGGGCCAGAAGAGCGGATCGCCGTTGATAGCGTACTCGTTGCCGTCAAAAACGATCTTGTCGCCCGCCTGCACGTCCGCGTCCGCAGGAGCATAGACGGTCAGGCCGTCCGTGATGCCCTGCACACGTCCATCCTGGCTCAGGCTCGTGGAGGCAGGCTGAACGCTGCACCCCTCGATCGTGAGGCGGTCGGTGTCGCTCCAGTCCGGCACCGTGGATCCCCGCTCGGTTTTTGTTCCGGGCCGGATTCGCACAATGCTCTGGGTCCAGAAACTGATCAGAGGCATTTAAAACACCCCCTGCACCCGGTAGGGCATCAGCAGTTCTTTGTTGGTGTCCTGCAGAGTAGTGGACTGGGCGGAGTTGATCCAGTTGGAGTTGTAGGTGACGGACACGCCGCCGGAGGCCTCCGAGGTGATTCCGCTTGGCACCGCCACCGCATGGGTCACACGGTGAGCGATCAGCTCCCGGATGGGATCCATCATGCCGGCCGGCAGTCCGGCGGTGTACTCCACCACCACAGGCGAGTAGCGCTTGAGGCCGAGGAAAGACACATCGTATACCCGCAGCGTCCCGTTGGTCTCGCAGTCGAAGGCCTCATATTCTGTCCCGTTGATGGTCACGCTCGTGACCTCGGACACAAACCTGGCGGGGAGCTGGATCAGAAGATCCGGTCCTACCGCGGTGACCCGTCGGTCGTGGAGGGCTGCCCGCAGCAGACAGGAAGCCGCGTCATAGAGGTGCCAGCCCACGAAATTTCGGACAGCGGCCCCGGCGGCATTCAGCTCCGCCTCGATACGGTCCTCCGACTCCTTGGCATATTTGCTTCCGGTAAGGTCGTTGAACTCATCCACCGTCAGGATGGACGGAAGCTCGCTTTCCTCTGTCAGCGTGTAGCCCCACTGGGTCAGCAGGCTCATTTCACCGCCGCCTTCCGTGCCTTGTTGGTTGCGGCCTTTGCCTTGTTCTTCGGCGGCTCCGCCGCCTTCTGTTTAACCTCTACAGCGCCATCGGGCTGTTCGCCCTCCTCAAACTGCCAGAGTTTTCCATCGATCTCGTAGATCTTCAGCATCGGTTTCACCGCCTTTCAAAAGCAGGGAGAGCCGAAGCCCTCCCTTTTGGTCGTGTCAGGAAGCCTTGGTCAGCTTCTTGAAGCCGGCGGGACGCCGGACAGCCAGGGCCAGCCGCTCCTCAGCGCGGATGGTCATCAGGTTCTTGACGAAATCGTCCTCGTTGGTGTTCACGGCCTCCACGGACACACCGCCGTTTGTCACGACGGACGCGCAGGTCTTGAAAGCGCCGACGATCACGGTGCCGGAAGTGATGGAAGCGGACACGCAGACGGGGATGCCCCAGATGTTCGGGATCGACTGGTCGCCGAAGTAGCCGCCGCCATAGTAACGGTCGTCGCCGTCCTTGCCGACCCGCAAGATGTACCAGTCAGCAGGGTTCAGGGCGATGGCATCCGCGGCAAAGCCGGTGGAGGCCTGAACGTCCATGGCCGCCTGCAGGATCGCGTCGGCGATGTCGGTGGCGGTGCCGGTGGAGGCATAGGTGCCGGTCTGGATGCCGGAAGTGCCCAGCAGGTCGGTCACGAGCTTGCCCTGCTCCACGAGGCCCAGCTCATACAGAAGCCGGCCGTTGATGGCGCTGGCCAGGAAGGGATAGTCGTTGATGTACTCGTCGCTCTCCTTGATGTGGCAGGCAACCTTTGCCAGGGAAACGGTCTTCACAGTAGGATCGGCGAAGTGGATCTGGGGCTTCTCGGCACCCTCAGCGGTCACGGCGGGCGCGCCCTGGATGGCGCCTTCCACCAGATACACGAGGGTGGAGCCGGAAATGTTCTCCGCGCCGAACAGGTCACGGATGACCAGAGGGGTGCGGGCGCCGGTGACGACGTTCTTGTCATAGGTGGTGGCAAAGCCCACCGCGCCAGACGGAGAGGTCTGGGGATCGGTGGCCGCCTTGAAGGCGGGAGCGGCTACGTCAAAACGCTTCTTGATCTGGGCCGCCTTGACGGTCTCAACGAAATTCTCGCCCAGAGTGCGGGCGGTTTTCTTTTCCATAGGATTATCCTCCTTTTCGTCATTGCCGATCACGTTCAGCAGCGCCGCCTTCTTCTCGGCCTGCTCCAGTTCGGCGGATTTGGTTTCGATTTCCTCGCGCAGCTTTTCGCCCTGCTCGATGGCCTCAGCATCGTTGGCCTCGATCCGGTCCTTCAGCTCGGCGAGTTCGGCCTTCTTGGCCGTAAGCTCTTCTTTGAGGGTCATGATTTAGACCTCCATTTCTTTGATGTATTCCAGCAGCTTCTCCTTCTTCGGATTGCTCCCCTCCGGCTCCTCCGGTGCCCCGTTGGCCTTCGGCTCGTCCTCTCCGTCCGGTTCCTCTGCTTCCTCAAGCTCCCCCAGGACTCCCTGCAGGAGCGTGATGGCCTGTCGGATCGCGTCCGCGTCTTTCGCACTGTTTCTGCGGCCGGACTTAACCTCCGTCATGACCGCGTTCTGGTTGGCCGGGATCGGCACGATGCTGACCTCATAGAGTTCCAGCTTCCGCAGCTCATTGGCCTTTACGCCGTTCTCCAGCTCCACCGGCCCCGCCTCCAGCACGTCATAGGCGAAGGAAAACTGGTACACCACGCCGCTTTTGACAATCTCCCGCTTTTCCTGGGCCAGCGGGGTATCAAAAAAGCTCG